ACCACGGCAACTGATGGAAGCGTTACTCCTCAAATACCTAATGGAAATGCTTTAATTTGGAACCAGGCGGAGAGCCGCTGGGAGGATGGGATCCCAGGGATGGGACTAGATGACCTGACTGATGTTGATACAACTTCAAATGTCCCTACCGATGGGCAATATTTGGTTTGGGATGATACTGATGGTAATTGGATCCCAAGCACCCTTTCTTTGGAATTAGACGATCTTACGGATGTCGATCTTACTACGTCTCCGCCAGTAACAGGAGAACTGTTAATATATAATGGAACCACCTCCAATTTCGAGCCTGGCACTCTTTCGGCTGATGATCTAAGCGATATAGATACAAGCACAACTGCCCCATCCAACGGGGATGTTCTCACTTGGAATTCAACTGCCAGCAATTGGCTGCCTGCCGCGCCAACTGGAGGCGGTGGTGGTACTACATTATTGCACACTGCGTTTTACTATCAGGTATTAACAGCTCCAACCAGTGTCGTAAGTGGATCGGATTTACTGGGCAAAAATTTGGGTCAATTTCTCGAGCTCACAGATGTTAACACTTCTTCGAATGCCGCGACAGGTCCTAGATCTGCTGCATTTAATCCAACTCTAACAGGGATTACATTTAATGCAAGCACGGGCAGACTTGAAAATATTGAACAAGGAAGATATTTGGTTAATTTTGATGCGGATATTTATATTAATAATCCTACGCCATTGTTCCTGACCTCACCACCGAGGTTATATATGGAGCCGCTTTTCTTCACAACCACCACTAATGCAATTTACGAACCAGCAACTATATGGCATGGCTTACTTCCTTATGCTTCTTATGGCAGTGCTCAAGCAGCCATAAATTATAGTGTATCATTTTACTTTGTAACAGAAAGCGCGACAGCTTCTAATAATATAATTGAAATATACTTGGATCAAGATCAAGGCCCAGCTTATTATGTAGACCGGGCAAAGATTGAAATAATCAAGTTTGGCGACATATAGGTACCCTAGCGCGTTCCTTAGGGAGTGACTCCCTATAATATATGCCTGAAGAGATCAGCCAAGCTTCTGAGATGGAAGCAGCAAGCCAGGATCTTGCACAAAAAGATACAAGCGAAAACGAAAAGGCCTATTCTCCTGATGAAGTTGCTAACTTAATGAAGGCGCTTCGATCAGAAAGAGAAGCCCGTAAAACTTACGAAAGACAAATTAAAGAGAAAGAACAACAGCTTTCTCGTTTCGCTGAAATCAATCCAGACGAGTATCAAAAGCTACAGGCTGACGCTGCTCGAGCTGCTGAGATTGAGTCTCGTTATGGCGAATCAATTAGAGCCATCGAGGAAAAATACGGGAGACAAGCGGCCGAAGCTGAAGCCAAGGCAAGAGTTGCCGAGGATAGAATCAATGAATTCCAAAAGCGCTACGCTCTGGAAAAGGTGTTTATCTCTGCCGGCGGCCGTACTGATGCTGCTGATGGCGTGTCATTTTTTGACATGTTCGCAGAGCAACTTAGTGCGAGATTCCGACAAGAGTCGGACGGATCGTTGACCGTTGTTGACGCCCAGGGTGACCCTATTTTAGATAGCGAAACCGGCAAGCGAATCACTCCAGACGAATATATCGCGAGCTTCAAGATCCACCCTGTATATGGAACCTTCTTTAAGGGTGTCAAAGGCTCGGGTGCTGGATTAAATTATGCTGGCACCGATAGCAATGGGATGCCCGTTGAAGACCTGCAGGGCCTATCGCGAGACGAACTTTTCTTGCGAGCATTCGGCTGATACCAAACTAGCCCCGAAAGGGGCTTTTTTATTGGGAAGAATAATTAATTTTGGAACTATATGATAGAAAGCACCCGGTTTTGGCTGGCCGTGATGGTTAGACAGGCAGGGTGTTCCGATGTCGGGCGAGATGCCTAGGACGCGTTTCACCTTTCCTTTTCTGACCTTTTAGGAGTCCATTAAATGGCTTTAAATCTGTCCGAAGCCAAGAAGCATGCAAGCAACCCTCAAGAGCTTGCTATTGTTTCTGAGCTCGCCGCCGGCCCCCTGCTGAGCGTGCTGCCTTTCCGTAATATCGAAGGCAACGGCCTGTTCTGGAAGCGTGAGGAGTCCCTCGGCGACGTGGGTTTCCGTAACTATAACGCTAACTACGCCGAGGCCTATGCCGAGGTTAGCCAGCAATCTGAAAGCCTCCGCCTGTTCGGTGGCGACATCAAGATTGACCGCGCTATCCTTGACCTCGAGGGTGCCGAGTCCCGTGCCTATCAGGTGCAGGCTAAGACCCGTGCAATGCGTCTGGCTTGGGAATCCCTGTTCATCAACGGCGACTCCAACCAGTCTCCTTCCGAGTTTGACGGCCTGGCCTCCCGCCTACCTGCCGCTGACTACGCCAGCAACAGCCAGGTGATCCGTAACGGCTCCAGCGCCACTGCTCTGGACCTCAATGCCCTTGATGAGGCTATTGATGCTGTGGACGCCCAGGGCGGCACTAAGTATCTGGTGATGTCCAAGTCGGCCCGTCGTCACCTGACTAAGCAGGCTCGTACTTCTGCCCAAATCGATATCGCCCGTAACGAGTTCGGCTACCAGCAAATGGTTTATGCCGGCCTGCCCGTTATCGAGTTAGACCGCGACCATCAGAACGCTCCCATTCTGGATAGCTCCCCTTCTGATCAGTCGATCTATGTCGTGACCTTTGGCAACGACCTGCTGACAGGTATTCAGAACGGCGGCATCCAAGTTCGTGACCTGGGTGAGAGCACCGCTTCTCCTCAGATCGTCATTCGTGTTGAGTGGTATTGCGGCCTGGCCATGATCAATGGTCGTTCCGCTGCTCGCCTGACCAACGTGAACGCAACTGCCTGATTCAGCTAAACTGAAAAGGGTGTGAAGGAGAGGGGCTTCGGCCCCTCTTTTTATTGGAAACATACTGTAGAACCATTGTCGCCTGCCGCAAAACTGGCGCTGGTTTGCCAATAGTCTTTATTTAAAACAATGGCTGCTCGCTCTACTGGTATTTTCCCCCGCGAAAAATTTGATCTTGACGCCAACATGGCTGTCACCACCACTGACGCCGATCTTGGTATTACTCTGAAGTACGTCAAGACCATCCGTTGCATCCTGGTTAACACCAGCCTGACTGGTGATCAAACCGTTACCTTCAATGTTGGCGGTAAGGATGTCGTGTTTGCTGCTGGCGATCTGGACGAGAACGGTGTGGGTATCGCTCATGTCCGTGGCGCCCTTTGCGACGCTGACAACCTGGTGAAGTACACCGCTGCTGGTACTAGCACCCCCACCGTTGGTGGTGCCTTCCTCGATATGGTCGAGAACGTCGGCTGATTTTCCTGACAACGGAATAATAAGGGTGGCTTTGGTCACCCTTTTTTATTATGCATTTACCTGAGCTTCCTACAATCTTCGTCAAGGGTGGCGAAGAGCGCAAGGCTTATTTTACTATCCAGGCCAGAGAGCTTATGGCTGCTGGCTGGGTAGAGAAGGGCAAGGTAAAACCTGCACCTAAGGCTGAACCCAAGAAGGAATCTTCTGCAGCCAAGGCCGAACCCAAAGCCGATGCTAAACCTGAAGTAAAAGTGGAACCCAAGGTCCGGCTAACAACTAAAGCACCCGAGGAACCTAAAGCGTAATGACCCAAGAAGTAGAGTACCTTGACGGGCCGCGTTACATTGACGGCATCAATATGGATGCTGATATTATCGCAGGCCATCCCGTTATTAAAACCAGACAGGTAACTGATCCTGTCAATGACGGCAGTCTGGGTACTCCTACTTATGCGCCAGGCTCAACCAATAAGGATGGGAGCCCATTCTGATGCCCTTCAAATCAGAAAAGCAAAAACGTTTTCTTTACGCTAACGAACCGGCGGTTGCTCGGAAATTTCAGCGTGAAGAAGACAAGATGAAGGGAAAGCGGAAACCTAAGAAAAAGAAAAAGTAATGGCGATGTCTCGTTTGCTAGCGAAAAATTTAGGGCGATCCAAATCACCTAAATCGAAGGTGGTTAGCGAGTATGCCGCGAAAGCATCACCCGTAAGCAAGGAAACTCGTAGCGGTGCAACTGGCCGTCGTCGCAAAGGAAAAAAGCAAAATGGCGGCTAAAGGAAGAACAGCAAAGTTCTATGCTTCAAACCCTGAAGCGTATAAGAAGAAACTTGCTTATGATAAAAAACGGAATGCCAAGCCGGATCGGAAGGAGTATCGGGCTGAATTAGCACGCGAAAGACGTGCTCGTGGCATTATGGGTAAGGGCGGTAAGGATGTCAGCCATGCTGCCGGCGGGGGATTTAAGTTAGAAGACCCCAAGAAGAATAGAGCTAGAAATGGTCATGGTAACAATGGCAGACTAGCTCCTGGTAAAGGAAGCAAGAAATCAAAGCGATAGGCAGCCTAGCCTAGTCATTTAAAGCAATGGCCGTCAGGATTGCCTCTGCAGAATCGATCCGGCGAGCTATTCTTGCTGATGCATTATTAAGTTCGATTATAGATCAGATAGAGATCAATAGAACTGCCCTACCTCCAATTGGACTGGGTGCTAGTGCGGCAATACTAGAACTGCCTGAAATTGATGAATTTGAAGCGGTCTGGTTTCTTAGAATCATTGGTTTGACGCTTGAAGAGATAGGCCAGGTTTCTGATGCTTTACACTCGCTATTCCCATCTTTAGAAGTCAGCCCTGGGGTGTCTGGGCTGGAAGCAAGGCTTTATTCACTGGTAACCGAACAGGTTCGCAATGCCGTCACTGCTGCTGAAGAAGCTGAATTAGAAAGACAAAGAATTCAGTCAATTGAAAGAGCGGTAAATTACGCCACTAGCTTAAGGGATGGCAGGGATGGATTGCAAGGTGAGCGAGGCGAGAGGGGTCCAACTGGAAGTCAAGGCGAGAGGGGTCCTATGGGCCCTCCTGGTCGCAATGGCAGAGATTTAGTAGCAACCGATGCAGTATTGAATGATTTAAAGGATGTATTTGTTCCTGATCCTGTTGTCGGGCATGTCTTGATGTGGGATGGTACAACTTGGGTATCCAGGTATCTACCTCAAGTTTATAAATATGCCGGCGGTGGCGGTGGTGGAAGTAGTATAACTACTCTCGATGCTGGAGATTTCGATGGCTAAAGGAATACTAGTCTAGCTTTTTACGGTCGATGCCTACCCCCGCTAATCGCGCTAAGATTCAGCTCGTAAGGGGTAGCTACGCCAACATTCTGGCAAGTATAGGCGATCTCCTGGATGGAGAGCTCTGCTATGCCAAGGATGAAAATAAATTATACATGGTCGAGGGGGCCACTTTAACCCCCCTTGATTATTTAGGCAATACAGACGTCAGTGAGACTGTACAAGATTTAATTGGTGCTGCCATTTCTGGTGGCACTGGCCTGACTTCATCTTATGATGATGGTACCGGCGTCGTTACCATTGATCTAGACGATACTGCAGTTACGCCGGGCAGCTATGGTTCTGGGACTGCAATTCCAAGCCTTACCGTCGATCAACAGGGTCGTATTACTGCAATATCCACAACAAGCGTAGAAACATCTGCTGGTAATTTAACTGTTATTGCAGATAGTGGCGCAAATGAAACGATTAATCTAGATACTGAAACATTAACAATAAGTGGTGATACAGGTATTACCACAACAACTACGACAAACGGAGTTTCAATTGACCTTGATGATACTGCAGTAACTCCTGGCACCTACGGCTCGCCTACGGCAATTCCAAGTATCGTTATTGATCAGCAAGGTCGAATCACAAGCGCTTCTACAAATAATATAAACAGCAGTTCGATTGGTGACTTTGATACCGCTGTCAGAGAAACAACTGGTATTGACCAGACTTTTGAGCCGATGGGCCATGCTGTCCGACTGGATAGCACGATATCTTTTGATCCAGGCACAAGGCAGTTTAGCATTGCTCCGACCGCATCTAGTTATGATGTCTGGTGCAAAGGTGTTAAGTATACCAAGACAGGGACCGATACTGTAACGATAAACAATACGACTGGTCTTTATTATATATATTTTGATGCAAGTGGAGCGCTGCAATTCAGGACTTCTTATTTTGATTGGGATGATG